GTCGAATGATCTAGGGCTGTCGATGGTAAGGTAACTACAGTTGAATCCAGCTACGTTGTCCCTGTCTAGGGCTTCACCTGCTGTCATCAACGCTCTCATGGATGGCATGACCTCAAGGTTGGTGATAGCTTCTCGTAGCTCCTCACCTGTCTTGTCATCTAAGCTGCCACGCTTCTTAAAGAATGAGATGTAACGATCTACTGTTTCATCCCACGTTTCACGACGCTGTTCCTCTGGTAGGTAACGTGCGTACCTGCTTTTATGAATGTAACTTTGATAAATATCCATCACTTCTTGTCCTTCTTATCTTTTGATTTGCTGTCTTTAAGTTTCTTGTACTCTTTCTTAAAGATAGCGTCAAAGTTCTTATCGAATGTCTCACGATCTGGTATAGGTCGTGGGCTACTGCCTTTACCTGACATAGTACCTCCTAGTGCAGGATATCATCGTCATCATGGCCTGACATATTAAGTATAAGACCTAGCTTAGACGACTCTAGCATAAACACAGTGTCAGCTATACATACATTGGTAGCTACAGTGGTGTATCCTTCGGGGTCGGACACAACTAAAGAGAAATCATACTGATCTGTAGTATCTAAGTATGGCATCTGCTCTACAGCTTTAAGTATCTTATCTTTTGTCGTGTTCTTATCTGTGTCTTTACCTTCAAACCTACCTTTAACTACTTTCATTAGCTGTTCTCCTTGTTAACTATTGAAGTAAGTTTATGAAGATACCAGCCAGCCTTCTGCAAGTCCTCTACCTGCTTACCCTTGTAGTCATAACGCCACAGATACTTCATGCAGTTGCCCTTGAGGTAGCCTTTGAATGCAACACTGGACATGGACTCCTCTATTGCATCAATACACTCTATGTTGCCAGTGTTATAATGACTAGGCTTGTTAACTACATCCTCTTCCCACGCCTCAGAGGCTTCATCATGCGCTGCTCTCATCCATGCATCTAAGCCAGTGGCTTGCTTTTCAATAGCAGGGGCATCGGTGCGTAGTCTATCCCAGTCAGCTGGTGTTGCGTCATTAAGTCTCATTTTCCAAATCCTCTTCAAGAGTATCTAACCTGTCTTCGATATTGTCTTTGAACTTAGCCACTATATCGTTGCTCGATATATCTAGTACCTCAAGCAGAGTTACCTCGTCAATTCGAGACAGGCGCTCACATACTTCTTCAAATGTTAGTGCCATACTTCTTCTCCAAATAAGACATGGATACAGGCATCTCGTCGAACTGTCCTTTATCAACCTCGTGCAGCATCCATACACCACGCCATGAACTATTGGTTTGATGGTTCAGATATTCCTCGTCGTGCTGATAATAAATGCCAGCGAACAACCCAGTTATCCTAGAGCCATCAGCTCTTCTATCGTATGCACATTCCCTATCTTGAACATGACCCATGATACAGCTCTGATGTTTCTTAGCTAGTAAAGCACGGGCGCTGCTAACAGGTCTACCCATAATCCCGCTGGTGAAGTAGTGACAGTACGCCACGGAATCTATAATGACAGGCTCCAAGAAGTCATACACTTCCCAACCATACTGCTGTAGCTTTAAGTCTTGATACCCAATCAGACCTTCGAGTTTAGCGTCACCTTCGATTGCTCTCTCGATTCTCTGCTCATGGTTACCTAGAGTAAACACTAGCCGTGGAGTCCATATCTTCTTGCGGTTCTGTCTGAGCCTACGCTGCTCGTCCCTGATGGGCTTCAGGAACGCTTGCATACCTGCGTGACCTGCTTCAATATCCTTAGTGTAGCGTCTACCCTCAAAGCTACGAGTCCCTCTATCCCAGCTCGACAGTGCCTCCATATCCCAGTGATCACCAAGATGTACAATAACATCAGGCTTCTTGTCAGCAGCGTATTGTCCTGCCCAACTTAGATGCTCGAATGTCTGATCTGGTTTACACTGAGTATCAGGTATAACTAAATGCTTAGTCATTTGATTTCCTCGCTTCACGCTCTGCGTTGGTCTTGATCTGATGACAGGGTTTACACAACACCTGTAGTCCATCAGCTTCGCAGAACATATTCTCAACAAATTGTGGTAGGTCTTCGTACTTCCTGAGCGTACCCGCTGGAACGATATGATCTACCTGTACTTCCTTATCTTTAAACCACTGCTTACACTCAGCACATTGGAATTCAAAGCGGTGACGCTGCCCTTTTACTGACTTCTTGGCAGCTGCTTTAGCGGCATAGCGTGGTGGGAATCTGCGGTTTGCTTCTCTTAGTGCAGACCGAATGAATCCCCAGTATCTAGCCTCTGTCCACTTACCTCCTGCTCTGGTGCGTGGTACTAAGGTTCGCTTCTTCTTCATTTGCTAACCCTTACTTGCAGCTTCTCTTTGCTGTCGATATCTGCTGACGATGGGGCTGGTGGTGGAGTGCCGCCTATTGGATTAGCACCTCCATGCTCAGACTTCCTAGTGGTAGGATCAACCCACCACTCGCCTTGATACCTACGCAAGAATAACAATCTAGCGTTCTCATATAAAGCCTCAGTGTCACCCTTGTAGCAGGTGAGTACTGATTGATATAGGTCTTCTTCAGAGGTACACCACTCTAATGCTTTAGTGGCCTTGACCTCTCCGATACCTACACAACCTTGGATGTTGTCCACCCTGTCGCCAGTTAGCATCTGCTTGTATAGAAAGTAAACACCTTCCCACTCAGTTACTGTAGTCCACTCGTACTTGTTAAAGTTATAGTGCCTACATGGTACTTGAAGGAAGTCCTTATCTATACTAGCGATTACTGAATCGTGTCCGTGCAGTGTAGCAGCGATGGCAATCTCATCATCCGCTTCCTGACCCTCGACAACAAATGCATCCCACTTCTCAACCATGTAATCACGCAATGCATAGAAGTGAGCTGGCTTTTCAGATTTCCTGTTACCCTTGTAAGGCTGTATCGTAGCCAGATCATTACGAAAGTTCCCTTTGCCAGTTAGGTACAGCTGGTAGGGGGCTGCATCGTCACAACCCCGAACCAGTGTATCCATGACTAAGTTGTTTAACTGGGAACACGCTACATCTAAGGTTTCATCTTGACAGGCAAAGCCTATGCGATAGCTTAAGATGTCAGCGTCGATGAATAACATTAGATAACGTCATCCATGTTCAGAGCCTCACCACCACTGCCGTCCTTGTCGTACACAGCTACCTCAGTGACGAGCAGCTTAGCCAAGCTAGGTGACGTACCCTGCTTGCCTTTGAAGTCCCAGTGATAGGGCTTGATAGCAGCGTTGGCCTTAGTGCCATTACCAATCAGTGATGACTCTACTGCATCGACACCACCGAATGCTGGCTGGATTGGGTTGATTGATTTGACAGTCACGTAGTTACCGCGATCATCACCCTTGTTGCGTACTGCTATGCCCATACCGGACAGTGCATCCACTGCCTTAGAGGATAGCTTACCAATGTCCACCTGATACTTACCAGACATCTCATTCTGTTTGTTCAGGAAAGGCCAGTGCAGTTCGCAAGATACTACTACGGGTTTAGTGTCCATATTTATTACCTCTGTTATTGACTATTAAGTCTATGTGATATTTAACTGAATACATCTAACGTAATTTAATAACTCTTCTTCTTAAGCAACTATATAGTAATATTATACCATGGATTTATCCTCTCTGCAATAGGGTATGTGAAATTAATTAATGTGTTTCACTCCAGTTAGAACCGATGCGGTACTCTGCATCCATAGGACACCTCATATTAAGCTCGACACCAGCGTCTATGATTGCTTGTCGTGCAGTACCACCTACAAGTTCAGCGTCATGGCGCATTCTATCTG